TAAGCCTGCCGATCTCGGATCAGCCCGCTCTCTTGATAAGCGATGGTTGTAGGAGAGTATTTAGGCATTATTGAAATCTCCAACACACGATTGATCCCGCAGTCAGCTGGGACAATCTCGTTCCATTCTGGTTCTTAAAGACAACGCGGATAAAGTTGTTGCCTACAGATGTTCCATAGGTAGATGTCTCATCAACAAATCCAACAACCGGATTAGATGAGGAGTCAAAGCCGCTGATTGTCCACAAATAATTATTAGTTGGATTACCAGCCGAGTCCAACACTGGGTCAGTGAATCTAAATTCATAACGTGCCCTTCCTGAGGTGAGTCTTCTTGAGTTGGCTGAGTCAAAGTTAAAGCTGTTACTCACCGTGAAGTTGTAGGTTCCGGCTCCTGTGTTTGAGTTAGGTGATGGATCTCTCCAGTTAAGGGCAAATACGGGATGAGCGCGAATAAATAGCTCATTATCTTTTGTCATTTGGTTGACTGTGCCATTGGACTCTTTGCGGTAGAAAAGCTCGGTCTCGTTGTTGTCCTCCAAAGAGAACAGTGCCATGTCGTTTTCTTCTGTGTTCGGTATATAGGCTTCCTCAGCAGGAGTCAGGTTGGACCCATCAACTGGCGCTGCTCCTAGAGAGGGAAAGGTTGTCTTGTTGTGTTTTCCTCGATCTGCTGCAGCATCAAAGGCTACGTGATCGCCATTGACTCCATAGACGTTGTTCAGATCGGTGAAGTTCGTGAGAAGGTCACCTTGTGACAATGACATGTCGTCATTTGGCTGAGGAATGTCTGGGTTGTATGTCATCTTAACTCCTCGTATATACGATTAAATTTAGTCTCCACCCTCTACCTAGCGATCTCTTTGGTGTCACGTTGTCGTTTAATTGGTATCCGGTAATGCTAATTGAATTAGCTGTTACTGAGGATGCATAGGCTGCGTTGTTAGTTGGGTGAAACACAACGGGTCTAGTTTGAAACAAACTTGGAATAGTAGGACCCAGGTTCCAACCAAGCACCCAATAGTAATCTGTAGTTGAAATGGCGTTTGTAAAGTTAACTGTCCAGTTGTCGGCTAAATTAACTCCATTAATCAATGCTTCGTTAGGAACCACTGAGGTGACGTTGAACTGAAGGGGTCTCTTGCGATCTGGGTCTTCCTCTGTAGGGGCATCTTCTTCGATGATGTTTCCTTGTAGGTCCCATGTCACGGACGCTTCCACTTTGAGTCCAGGCTGAAGGTCGCCGCTTTTTGAAATGCGGTATACGGTTCCGGCACTCTCAGGTGCGACAAAATACTCGGGCTGACCTGAGACATCCTTAGTGTAGAGAGCAATCTCATCAGCGATCGTTGTGGGGTCTGATCCTTGCTCGTTGTAGGTGACTTTCTTGTGCTTACCACGGTTCATATCCTCTTGATCGATCATGACGTGATCTTGCATGAACTGAGACGCAATCTCCTGGTAGTTTTGCAGGATATCTTTTTGCGACTGGCTCACGAAGTCATTAGGCTGTGGCACATTTGGATTGTATCCCATTAAAACCTCTGCCTTTGGTTATCACCGAAAAACGAGCTCGATTGCTCTGAGTAAATCGTTGGTGTTCTCTCTGGTGTCTGCTGCACAATCGTCCTGTGTAAGACAAGCTGCTTCTGCTCATCGAAGCGTGGCATCAGAGTCTCGATGGTCTCAGTGTCTTGTCTATCTTCCAAAATCTTTAAGGCTGCCCCAAACGCGATGAACTGCCACCACTGCTGAATGTCTGGCTCATCAGTCTCCGCGTCTAGAAGCTGAGAGGGTCTTTGGTAGACTTCCACCTCGACCTTGTATGACTTATCAGGAACAGGGCGCAAAACGAACTCATTGTCGTAGAAGAGACACGCAAGGGGTCTTGCTGCCACGTAAGGGAAATACTGCGCGTTGATGGTGCTAGTTGTGGGGATTGTATTGCTCCAGTCAGTGACTGTTACAGCTCCTGTGACATAGTTGATATCTCCACGGTCTGTTGCGTCCCCAGGAAGCGTTAAATTCCCACTTCCGTCGTCTTGGAGAGTGATTGTATCCCCGTTAGTATCCACTGCGGATACTGAAAACTCCCTTTTGAGAACCGGCGTGTTAGTCAGAGTAAAGGTGTAAGGACCAGCTGAACCGTCTCCTGTTGACACATCTTCATCGTAGGCAATGAAGGGGTACACTCTGTAGAAACTCTCTCGATCCTGATCGTAGTAGCTTTGGTATCCAGCAATGTAAATTGGTGGATTGATGGAACCGTAGATGTTTACGGGTAGTTGGTACTTGTCTTCGTTCGGCTCTGTAAAGAAGGAATAGACTTTATGCAGAGAGAAAAGCTTGAGATGAGCCGGAAAGTCTTGTTCGTAGAAGGTGTCGATGTACTCATCAATTTCTGAATCAGGAAGCTGAATCACATCGGGCGTCGCAGTCAGTCGCCTTACCTTTTTGCGTATTCTTGCCAATGTACTCATTTTGCCTCCTTAAGTGGCCACGTTGTCTAAAACTCCATCGATTGGGACGACGTGTGACTGAGTAAATCCGTTCCCATCGCTGTAGGTTGGCGTCACATAAGCTGCCAACGGGGTAGTATCTAAATCAGTGGTGAACGTTGTCGCTGTTGGTACTGTAAGGACCGTCGCTTTGACTGTGTTAAGCTCCATTCCATACCGTTTGTCCACGTGCAGTCTTACCAACTGCCCCACTGCATATCCGTGGTCTTCCGTCGTGGTCACTTCTGCATTTAAAGCATTAGTAACGTCGGAAATCTCACGACGTTTAGGGATATAATCCGCGTCGCTAAGCTTGAAAAAGCTTGGCTGGTAGATTGTCATCCGTAAAACTCCAAAGATTCAAAGTTCATTCGGCTGACTTCTTTCCCTTTCTGGTCAACCAAGGGGTTTCCGTCTGGACCCAAGATGTGCGAATGCTTGTAGTATTTGCAATTTGAGTTTAGGTGTTTTGCAAGACCCTTAGGGATCTCATACTCTTGGCCATCTTGAAACGTCCAGCGTCTCATGGGATCACCTTTATACTCTCTCCATACGAGAGTCACTGATCCACCTCTTGGCTCATGGCAACGGAATACGCCTTTGACCATTTTGTTTGCGTCTTTGCGCATTTTTTCAATCTCATCAGGAGATACGCGCTTCTTTGTGTGCGCTACCCCTGTGGATGAAATTACTTCGACTGACATGTTTTGCTCCTTATTACAAGTTTCCTACCAATTTCTACCGATTTGGTAGAAACGGGAGGGGACATGACGTCCCCACCCTCCTAAACCTACTCGTTGTTAACGAATCCGGCTTTCCATGCTCTCCAGTAGATGACGTCATTGTTAGACCCTGCTGGACTATCAGCACCTGCGGCTAGCTGCATGATAATCTGCGCTTGGTTGTCCAATGCTTGGTCAACACCGTTTGCCACTGTTCCAAAAGGAACGATGTGAGCGTGGGTTACCCCACCAGCTGCAACGGCAGATGTTGGGAAAGCAAACGCGTCAAACGCAGACGAATCAATGTCACCTAGGGTGATTGTGTTATTCGCTGTGCTGACGGCTGTCACTTCACCAACAAGGCCATCTGCTTGAGTCATTCCGAAATCGGAAGAAACATGCAGACGCACTTTGTCGCCAACAGCCAAGTTATGAGTCAGTGAAAGAGTTACAACCATTGGATCAGCTTGTGTGATCGCAGTGATGTAATTCTTAGCTGGCGCATAAATAGGGTTATTTGGGATTCGACGAGCAAATCCGGCTGTCGCTGCGGCGGCAAAACCAGAAGCGTCCAGATATGTAAGCTGGAAGGAGTTCGCATCCACACGAGTGACATGGAATTCCATTCCTGCAATCTGAAGCATTGCAGTCGTACCGTACATTCTTACGCGATCTCCAGTGGAGTATCCGTGAGCTGTAACGGTAACAACCGCAGGGTCTGCTGCTGTAACGTCGGTTCCTGAAGTTGCTTGTGCAGCTTCGGGAGCCTGTACTGATGTATCTACGCGAGTAAATCCACCGCTTGTGACCACTTCATAAGTCACAGTGTTAGCGGCGTCTTCCTTGGATACCATCCAAGCGGAATCTGCTGCATAACCACGTCTCCAATTGAAGACAACACCACGGCCAGTAGCCTGGGTAGTCGCCATTTGAGTGTGATTCTCTGTTTCGAAGAAATCGAAGTCAGAGCGAAGTGGAATGTTCTTTGCGTTCCCATCACTTGTGAAGGAACCAGATGCTACTAATTGAAAATCAGGCATTTGTCAATCCTCCTTATACTGATAGTGTTACGCGGTAGTTAATGACCCACGCATCGTTGGTGATACGAGGTACTTCAGCAAATTTGTATCCCACGCTAGCGTTGAGGGCCAAAGGACCGTCATAGATAGGTGGTCTATAAATAAACTGTGAAGAATAGCCGTCTTGCTCGATGCAGCAGAAAGCCTCCAAACCACAACAGAAAATGTTGTAGACGTCAGCGCCGTTAAGCGATGCGTTTTGGGTTAAGCTTCCGATGCTTGAGAGTAAGAATCGGAGGTTCGAAACAGAACCGTATTCAGGTCGAAGAGTGCGATCTTGGTTAGGATACTGAATCTTAGCGATGAAACCTGTGACTCTGTCAAGGTCGCCGATAAGGTTTGTGTTTCCTAGCGCAAAGAAGGCGTCTCTTACTGGTGATGTACCGAAACGATCTTCCCCTTCGATGCCATCAGCGATGCTGTAAGCATTGTTAGAGAGAAGCACGCGGATGATATCATCAATATCTTCACGAGCCAAATCTGTCGGATTATCGCCGTTAGTCCCGTTAACGCCGTTCACGAAGGAAGCAGACGATGCGAGCATATCGCGAGTCAACTCATCTTCTGTTTGACGTAGTGAGACCCCAAGACGCTGAGATGCTTCATTAAGCACAGGGTCTTGGTTTTGTAGAGTTACTTGTTCGTTCAAGTAAATATAGGTGCCGTAGAAATCCATCTCAGCATCGATATTTACAGCCGTTAGCTGCTGTGGAGGCGGCTGAATCCCTGAGTTGCCCAGCGGAACTGTAGCAGTATTCAGAGGATTATAACGTCTCATCCGTAGAGTAGTACCCCCATTGCGAGGCATTTGCTTAAGCATCGCAGGGATCTTGTGGATCATGTAAGGTACTGGAACGGAAAGCAACTTATACGAGAACGATTGTTGTACCGGAGCCGGTAAAACACCCGTAGTTGTGATACTCATATAGTTATCCCCTTAGGTTGGGGCTAACTACCTCTCATGGCTGCGATCATTTCTTTATGATACTTTGCCTTCATCTCAGGGGTTAATCCCCTTTCCAAGGCTTTTGCCTCGGTGAGTGGTGAAGGCGCCTGAGCAGCACCGAGTGTCCCGGGCTTTTGAGCATTTTGAGCCATCCTATCCTCCTCCTCTTTCATCTGAGCAGTCGGACAAAAAGCCTTGATTGCATCATAGGCCGCTAAAGCTTGCGCGTATGGGTCTTTCGTAGCCGCCAAGGTTGCAGCAATATGAGGCTTGTTAGCCTTTAAATATTCCACATTTTCCTTAGTGACCACAGACTCAAAATCAGCATGTTCAGTCTTTAAACGATTGGGTAGCTCCTGGATTGCACGTTTCTGGTTTTCCTCAGCCAGCATGTTTTTCACGATCTCTCGTGCTCGCCTTTCGGCAAGTTTTTCCGCATGCTTTCGAGTCAGCCAGTCGTCCTCGGCAACATCTGCTAGCTCGTCAACTTCTTCCTCTGCTTGAGGTTTGAGTTGATCGGCAAACTTCTGTTCAACCATCTGCTGAAGCTGCTCACGTTCTCGACGTTCTTGCTCAAGTTGTGCCTGTAATCGCGCATTGTTCTCACGGATTTGCTTGAAGTTGTATTCCTTGTCATTCTCAGGTTGGCCGACCTGTTCTTGACCTGGATTCCCTTCTTGCCCAACCGCTTGATCTTGCGCCTGGGAAACTTCTTCTACAGCAGGATTAACGACTTCCTGATCTACGTTAGCGTTTTCTGTTTCTGTCATGTTTCCTCTTAATTGGCGCTTGCGAGACGCCCATACAGCTTTAATCTAAGAGACAGTGCCCTTAACGGGGGCTAGCGATGCCTGTTCTCTTGCATTCAAGATAGTATTTAATGGTTTTTTTTGTCTATAAATATCGTTTCTATATAGCAATGGTTTTTTCGTTGCTATAAATTTCCTTTCGAGATATCCTATCCTACAGATAACATGAGGTGAAAAATGCTTGAGATAACGAGTTATTATCCAACGGGTGACGAGCGATCTTCAGTGGTTGCATTGGTGAATTTTTTCATTCCTGAATGGGGACTTCACCTCAATGGTTGTAAGTACATTAGAAAGAAAAATGGTGGTTTCTTCGTCGGGTATCCAAGCAAGAAGGTTGAAAAGGAAAATGCCGACGCTCAATACTTTCCCTACTTTGCGTTCGAAAGGGATCGCAACGATCGTTTTCAGTCTGCTGCGCAAAAGGCCATAGACAAACACATAAAGCAAAAAAGGGAGAGTGCCAATGACGAGATGGGGCAACATACTCAATGACTACAACGCCGACGAGAAGCGTAAACTTTTAGAGATCATCATTGAGGTGATGTTCGAGGAAATGAATGAAGAAACAAGACAAAAACTATTGGCTTTCGGAGAACGAAGCCAATGTCATACACGAAATGTACGCCAACTTTGGACGTCTAGCGGCTCCAATGCTCATGATCAAACTCAAGATCACGCATGAGAAAGCTGACTGGATCGTACGAAACATTCGTACACTTCAACAACTCCAGGAGGTAACCAGATGCTAGAGGTCATACTCTCTCTTTCCACTTTAACCATGGCAGGGACTCTCATTGTTCTGAGCAAACGGATGAATACGCTGTCTGGCGTGATCATTGAGCTTAGACAACGTGAGTACAATTACCAGAAAAGACTCGATGATGCTATCTCTCTGATAACAAAAACAGCAGAGAAGCAGAAGAAAGATGTGGCGGACATAAAGAGGCGTTTGAAGGACCAGGAAAAGAAGATCGGAGTTGCAGCAGACAAGTACGTCAAGTCAATCGAGGAGATTCGCAATCAGTCAAAGGGCCTCCTAGTAGATGTGCAGAATTCTCACAAGAACAATGCAGACCAATGTAAGAAAATCGTACATGAAGCAGAGGAAGCGGTCAAAAATGTCGGAAAAATATACATATCCGAGGCTGATAAGGTCATCAAATGGGTGAGAGACATTGCCCGTGATTTCTACCAAGTAGCTGCTGTATTAAAGAGCGGAAAGATAAAAGAGATGGCAATCATCTCAGAAGAAACCTATCTGCAATACAGGGGAATACCAGCTAAAGGTGCCAAGCTTAAAAAAGAGGAAATTCTCTAATGCCACGAATAACAAGCTTTTACACTGAACAGGACGGTAGTGGATGGGTAAGCATGGAGTGCAAAGACAAACCCGAACACTACGAAAACAAGGGTTATTATCACTCATCAGCTACGCATTATGGCAAGGAAGCTGCCCTTATTTCAATGCGATACATTAATTTCATGGATGAAACGGGACTCATTCGTTCTGGAAACAACTTCAGCATCCAGGGTTTGAAACATAAACGAGGTGGAAGCTATGGAAGCCATCCAGATGGATTTGACCATACTACACAGTGGAGACGTAAAGGTGAGTCTTTTCCTTTATTTATACTGACTGAACCCTACCACCTCCCGAATGATGAGGGAATCGCTAAGTGGGACAGATGCGCTAAGTATTATGATGTCTCCTATATAATATACCCTCCTTCCGATCAAAGTCTATGGTATCCGAACAGAACATACATGGTGTGGTGGTGGTCACCCCAACATACAGACTTTGACCCCAAGTATTTAATGAGACACAAGAAGGCTGATGAAGTGGAACGACGTTGCAAGTCAGGATTTACAGCAGTGAGGAAAGAAGAATGAACCCATATGGATGGATAAGCACCAAAAAAAAGATGCCTCCTCTCTTTCAATATGTAGAGGTTATCTATAAGGAAGATCAACGCATACGTTCTGTTAACCGTGACTATGCTTGTTTCATACGAAATATCGGAGATGATGGATACACCAAATTCTATTGGGCACGCTTTGATGGAGATGAGGAAAGCTATGGAGAATATGGAGTGAAATGGTGGAGACCCATACGACCTGACCATAGAGGAAAGGTTCCTTACCTAACAACTGACAAACGTGGCTACTGGAAAGTCAAAGATAAACCCGTAGAAGATAAGGAAGAAGATAGGTGTGATTGTTGCAAAAGTCG